GAGCTTGCAACTTCAAAAGTTCTTGTTTTCCCATTTCTAAAACGTTTTTTAAGGGTTAATAATAAAGTTCTGAATCACTCTTCAGATTGAGTTTCTTTTGTCGCATCCGCATCACCGCAACGGCTTCGCGTTCTGCTTGTTCTTTGGATTCTTGCTCACGCTTAGCGGCTTCTGCTGCCTCCTGTGCCGCCTTTTCCTCGGCTTCACGCTTTGCAGCCTCTTCCGCCTCACGCTGTTGTGCCTCGGTCGTACCGGCGATGTCGTCGATAGTCTTGAGGATGGCATCACCTATCTCGCGGGTCGCCACGGTCGTCTGCTCATAGGCAGGGTTGGTGACGATAGCGACATCGTGCAGTTCGGTGATTTTCTTCACGTGACGCAGCCACACCTCCTTGCCGTCCACCGTCTCGTTGGTGCGCTCGTAGGACACGCCGTTTTCGGAGTCCTGCCAGTCATCATTGAAGGCGAAAGACATGCCAGTTATGTCAGACCTACGAATCAGCTCCAACGTGTCATTGGCACAGTTGGTCTTGGGTAGCTCGCAGCCCATCTCGACATACAGGTCACGCAACGTCAGTTCGAGGGTGCCGTTACCGTTACGGCAGCGACCCAAGATGTCGGTGACTTTGGTCGAATGGTTGATGTTGAGCAACACGTCCGAGCGTTGCATCAACTCAGGGGACAGACAGCCGGGCTCCAATATCTCGTAAACCACGCGGGTATCGGACCACGGTGTCAGGTTTCTGGAACGCACGCCGAAGATAATCGGTCGGCCTTCCACACGACGGCTTTCGGATTGTCCGTCTGCCGCCTCACGGACATGCAGTCCGCACTCCTCTACAGGGATGAATCTTACATGCTGTTTCATCGTTGTTTATAGTTTATAATTTTTACTTGGATCGACAGCCATCCTGACTTGCTGCCCGTCATGGTGCAGTTCGCGCTCGATAGCCTCTATGTCCTTTTTGTCTTCGGGTTTCATAATTGTAGTCGTTTTTGGCTTTCTTCGATAAAAGGTGGTGCCTTTCTTCGATAAAAGGTGATGCCTTTCTTCGATAAAAGCCTTCTATAATACCTACAAATGTGTGTTTTCGGTTTACTTTTGGGCTTCCTCGCCCTCCTCTTTGCTGCCATCGGAAGCAGGCGCATTGACCTTGTAGTTACCCGGCGGCAACTCGGTCGCAGCAGCCTCTTCCTCACCCAGCGGCTTGACGTTGGCGGTGCGGTACGGGATGTCACCCTTCTCCACTGCCGGCATGTCGTACTGCTGACGAATCTCGTTGATGGTCCAACCCATTTGCAGGCGGTACTGATCCACCTTGGCTTGGCTTTCGAGGTCCATACGCAGCAGCGGCAGTTCGCACATGTGGATGCGGGCTTTGCCGAAGTCGTAACGGTTCAGCAGCTTGCGGTTGAACTCGTCCTCTATCTCACGGGCATCCGGCGCAATCGTCCGTTGCAGGTACTCCATCGTGGCATCTTTGTACGAGGTGTAGTGGCTGTTCGTGTCAAGCATCAGCAGCGGTCGCGGCGTTGCCCAGAAACGAGCCACGTCATCCAAACCGAGGGACATTTGCGATACTAATTCCATATCAGCACTCGTCATGGACAGGCTCGTGAATTTTTCAAGACCCCGCAACGACACGATGTCCTGCTGATAGATTTTGTCGCTGATCTCCTTGGCGTAGTCGTCGGATGTTTTCTTGTTATACATTCCGGCGGCAAATGAGCCCGATGGACCGGCTTGTTTTTCCTCCGAGATGAAACCTTTGACGCGACCGCCCTTTGCAGCGGTGTCGAGGGCTTGCGCCTTCTGCGTCTTGATGAGCGACAGGGTGTCGTAGGCGTGCCGGATGGTGGAGATACCCACCACACCGTCCACCTCGCGGTAGGTGTTCGGCAGGTGGATGACATCCTCCTTGGGCACGTTCACCAGCGACCGCAGACCTTTGTCGGTCAGGTAGGTCAGCGTGTACGTGCCGTTGATGGCGTTGTAACCGCCGTATTGCGCCCGCCACAGAGCCACCACGTCGCCGCTGTAGTCCCGCTCGATGTAGATGAGGCCGTTTCCGCGATTGAGACGGTCGATGATGACCTGCTCAATCAGACTCGCGGCCGTCATGATCGGGTTCGGTTCTACTTGCAGCAACCAGTTCAGGCCGCTGCCGTAGCGACTGGTGTCCTGTTGGAAGTTGCCGCCTATCTTGTCCTTCGTCTGGTACTGAAGCAGCATCATGGCGAGGGTCTTGGCGCGCAGCTCGACCGCCCGATGCACCGCCGAGACGGACAATGCGACCTGCGGACTGCGGGCATAGACGATGTTTGCCTCGTACGATGCCCCATGCACGCCGGAGTTGGCGGCTTGTTGTTTCCCGCTATCTGCGGTGGAAGCCGGAACGCTCTGCGCCTCACGCCGTTGCATTCCGAATATGTCTTGAATCCAACTCATATTGTTTTGCGTTTATTTCTACTATACGCTGAATCTCCTGTAGCGGGTTACTATTCCATGACGATGAGCACCCGGAACGGGTTCAGCTGGTATTGGTTAGTCATTAGTATCGTATAGGTACCCGCCGTCAGTTGGAATGTCTTGTTGTTTATTCCAGTTATTTTGGTTTTTCCATCGAACGGCTGCGTATCAGCATGTCCAACGGCCTCCTTGGTGTCCGCGTCAAATGGTATATTGATGAACGCCCAATTGGCACGTGATTGGACCGTAACGTTTGCTGTCTTTGTGATGGTGAAGCCTACGCCGTAGGTGTTCAGGGTTTCACTTCCGTCAAGGCTAAAGTCGCTATCACCTTGCGCGGTTAGTTCTATGCCATTCCCCTCGGTGAATGGCTCCGGCTCCGGCGCGAGATAGGTTTGCAGCGGTCCCGATGGTTCGAATGTGACCTTGAATGTGGCGAGTGAGCCGACAGAGCCTGCGTAGTCGCATGACTTGATATAGGCATCACCGCAGCGGCGGAAGCCCTGCCCATCGGTAAACGTGACAAAGCACTTGGTGCCTTCTTTTATCATATCGACTGCCCTGTTGGCGAAGATGCTGTTTGGTACGAGGCAGTCGCAACTCAACGACCACTCGTAGGTGGTGGGTATCTTGGTCAGCACGCGCCCGTTGGCTGGTGAGCAGGCCTTGATAAAGTCTTGTGACATGCCGAAGTTGCAGGACTTGGCACCTGCTGCTGCTACGCCATCAATGGCGACAATGAGTTTCCTTCCGAGTGTCATATTATTCGTTTGTTGGGGTTTCAAAAAGGGTTATGGTATCTGTATCTTCTATCCACTTGCGTTTGATAGACAACGGCAGATAGGTTCTACCGTCTAATCCTTGCACAAGGGTATTGGGTATGTAGTCTGTACTGATCGGCTGCGCGCCGACGGTGAGGGTTCTCCGCTTCTGGCGGTAGTACGCGTCCATGCGGTCTTGCAGGTCGCACTCCGGCCGCTGCGAGCGTGATGATGAGCTATCCATATACGTGATGGTGCGCGTCGGCTTGTAAATACTGTCAAGCATGAGCGACGGGCTTGGGTTGTTACCGTTCATCGATGCAAAGACGGTGTCGATGTTCTTTTTTTCTCGGAAGTCCACACCGAGCACGCGGTAATAGTTATTGGCATCTCGGTCGGTCGTGAAGATGCTCTGCGCGGGCTTGTAATCCATCTTGAGGCTTGTGAAGAATACCTCGAAGCAGTTGTTGGTGAGTCCGTCGTGTGCAGGAGTCATCAGTCCCAATTTGACCTCGCCCATCAGGTCTCCGTCAACGGGTATGATGTAGCCGCTGGTCTGCGGTATGTCCATCGTCTGGTTCCAGTTATCCATAAACTTAAACTCGGTATAGGACGCCTGCTCGATATAAAACATGCTCTTGGTGGTTGTCCATGCTGAGCCGTTCCAATACTTGTTGGCATGCTGCAGGATGAAATAGAATCGGGTGTTCGGTACATTATCGCCGTTCTCGCGACACCATATCTGCGCGCTCTGTCCCACATTGTGCACGGCCGCGAACATGGCATAGTCCGCCGTCAGTATGAAGTACCCACGTGGCAGATAGCGTTTGATAACGCTGCTTAATGTGAAGATAGGGTTGGTGTTGGCTACCCAGTCGAAGACGTTTCCTGAATACGGCAGCAACGCGCATAGCAGGCCGTCTTTGGTATCAGGCACGGCCGCGGAGCGCGTCTCGATGGCTATCTTCGCAAGGAATGCGCCCGATACGAATGAATAGAACTCTAACCCTTGTTGCTCGATGTAATTGAGGGCGAGGGCTTTATATGCTCCGTCCTCCATCTCCAGACCCTGAATGACTATCAGAGCATTAACGACATCCCTAACTATATTCTCAACAGATATAACGTCTGCCGATACGGACGTGTACACACCGCCATCGATACCGCAGGATAACTGGTAGTAGTTGAACGCTATGCCCATTCTCTCAATGCCGGTCTTTAGGTATGTCGATACGTGCTTCTGTCCGCTTCCGGATTGAAATAGCAGATCAACGTGTCTTGGGTCCGTACTGAGTATCTGCGGTGTGTCTGGTAGGGTTAGTGTGAGTTTGTATGGCTCTAATTTGGCGACAACAGCCACGCTCTTGGCACCCTGCGCACAGTCGATAGTATGGTTGTCATCCATCCACGTGAACGTGCTCATATCAACGCTTGCAAGTGTCTTCAATACAGGTGAGCCTGTGCCGTTCACGAAATTGGCATAGGTATATTCGTACATGCCGTAGGTCTCTCCGATGCGCTGGAATAGTAGGGACTTGCCTTTCTCACGAGCGCACCACCCCATGAATGTGCATATATTCTTGATGAGGTCGTGGCAACTGATGGTCTTTATCTCCTCGTAAACGGTGTCCTCTGCGGCTATTTCCTCAATCTTGAACACCGCCGAAAGGTCAATCATCTTACTGAGTACGCTCGCGGCGTTTGCAGACACCAACACCCGCGTGACGGGTGGATTGAGTGTAAGGGATAAGCCGGACTGTTGCGCGAAGTTCTTCAGCGCGATGGACAGGGCTTGTTGCACAGTGACTACGCCGATGACATCGTTTAGCTCAATATCCACTGACTGCATAGCCTCCAGTATGCCGTTCGCCTTCAGCGATACGCTCTGGGCGATATTCGTATAACGCGATGTATATACATCAGGCGTGAGAGCCCCGCAGTAAACGACATCCTCGCCCTGCGTGACCATGACGGGGCGTGAGAGGCAGTCCGCCGGCAGTAACTCTTGCATAAGGGTGCCGCTGGGGTCGATGACGTTAATGGATGCCTTGGTGCTTCGGATAGGCGCGAAGTAGTCTTTGTCGTTGCTTTCCTCGGTTTCGAATGGGTTGGTTGCAGGCGTCAGTTGAGTAACGCCTGACCATGAGCCGTCATTCTCGTCGTATATAGATATGACGTAATCGGTCTTAGTGACGGATGACTGAAATGGTATTTGCCAACGTAAAGATTTTGCCATATTGTTGTCTTTCTTTCTATACTACAACAAAAGCCGCGTAGCGGGTAACTATCGCGGCTTCATGTCCGTTTTTTGGAGTAAGCCCGACACGCGAGCCTGCTCCTTACCCTAAGTATAGGGACTATCTGTATCGCCGATAGTTCGCGTTGATGTACTCCACCTGCTCGGAGTCGTTGTCGAGGTAGGTGTCATAGACATAATTGTCACCCGGTTGCTTCTCCTTCAGTCGGATGCAGCCGCCTTGGTGCTCCAGCACCCACCGCTCGATGCCCTTTTGCGACAACAGGCACGACACGATGATGTCATCCATGCTGGTGGCAGGAGCGTCCACATAGAGGGCTTTCAACTCCTCGTCCGTGAACCACTCCCGCTTGAGCATCGATACGCCGGTGCCGATGAGGTCGGCGCGGGTGTCCTCCGCCAGTCCGATGTTCCACGAGTGCATCTGCCGGTCGCCGAAGTAATACTTGCGGATCGGCCAGCGGCTCAGCGTCGAACCGTGCAGACTGACGGCGGCATTGTGTACGTTCACACCGCAGATGAGCCTGTGCAAGTGGTTCTCCGGGTACAGGATGTCATCGTCGGCAAAAGCGATATACTTCGCCTTCGACTTGGGCAGTTGCGACAACTTCTCGTTGCTGCCTTTGGCGTTGGTGCCCTTGCGAACCACAATCTTGCGGCCGTACTTCTCCGAAAGCACCTTCAGGTCGTACTTGACGGCTTTGAACTGCTCCGGCGTGAACGAGTTGAGCGTCACATAGAGCGTCAGCAGTTCGGGGTTTTGCAGCAGACTCTCGGCGGTCTTGACCACGTGTCCGCCGCGCCACAATGCCGCCATGTGAACATCAACGCACGGCTCGTTGTCCCGCCAATCGGCGTACATCGGATGCTTGAGCCGTTCCTGCGGGTTCATCTGACTTTCGGTCTCGGCGATGGCGAGGAGCGTCCGGCGGACATGCCCCATGCGTTTGTTCGCCGCTTGCAAACGAGTGGTAATCTGCCGACCGACGCCCGACGAGCGGAACGGGTTGCTCGACGGAAGGATAGGCAGCATGTGCCAGTTCAGAGTCTCGAAGAAGTCGCGGCGGCAGATGGTGCAGCAGTCGAAGTACGATGTCTCGTAGCCCCAGTCACGCAGCACAATCGGCTTCATGCCCCAGCGACTGATGCCCGGCAGCAGACTGCGGTTAGTCAGCAATGGAGATAAGCAGATGCACCCCGCCTTGTCGTAGGCCTCAATCGCCTTGCTCACGAAGTCCGGGCACGGCTCCGCGTCATCGGGCAGGATGATGTAGTAGTCGTATTCGTGCTCTTTGCAATAAGCGAAGATGTCGTTGTACGTCTGCCAGAATCCCGCCTTGCCGCGGTGTTCGGGGTTGATTATGACATCGACGCATTTCGGATGTTGCAAACTGTTTACAGGCCAGTCCGACTTGTCGTCGAAGATTGCGATATTTGCATCTGAACCAGCAAGGATAGCCTCATGAAGTTTCAGGAGACTATCTTGGCGGTTGTAGCTCGTAATAATTACTAATGTCTTTGCCATGTTGCTTATTGTGTTTTTAGCTTTCGCTTGGTTCGACGATTTGGATGCTTTCGGTGTTGGGGACTTCCTGAGCGAGTATCTGGATTTGGTTCGCCTGCTCGTCCTCTTGCAGTTTGAGTATCTTATACCATTTCCCGTTATACCATATCAGGCACCACCTATCTACGCACGGACACCATCTCATCCTGAACATGACGACATCATAGGCTTCGATGGCTCCGTTTTGGAGTGACTTTGCGCCCTTGTTCCATGTCTCGCCTGCCCAGAACCAGTCAATCCACTCATAGAGCGACTGCCCGTCCTCGCCGAACTGGGTTTGTTGCTGCTCCGACCGCCGTGCGATGCGGATGCGCTTGTTGAGCATTCCTGTTGAATATGCCATAGTTTAGTCTTTTATAATCGGCAAAAGTTCCGTGTCGGGTTACTTTTCGGTGTTTTACCAGCCACCGATGCGGCCAGACGTTCCCATGCCTATCTCGTTCTGACGGTTCTTAACAGCCAAGATGATATTGCTTCCGCTAATCATGCCTTGCACGTTCACCGTCTGCACGGCACCGCCTTGCAACTGAGCAGCAACGGACTCCTGCTGGGCACGATTCAGGATCAGCTCGCCGGAGTTCACGTTTGCAGTCAGGTTGTCGC